ATATAGAATACTTCCAAAAGAAACTTTATAGATCACTTAATGTTCCGATTAGTAGATTGGAAAGTGGTCAAGGTTTTAATATGGGAAGAGCTGCAGAAATTAGTAGAGATGAATTGAAGTTTACTAAATTTGTAGGTCGCTTAAGAAAGAAGTTTACTACATTATTTTCAGACTTGTTAAAAACTCAATTAATTTTAAAAGGTATTATTGCACCTGAAGATTGGGATGAAATTGGTCAAAGAATATATTATAACTTCTTACAAGATGGATTTTTTGCAGAATTAAAAAATTCAGAAATAATGAGAGAAAGAGTGAACCTGGCACAATCATTGGAGGGTTATGTTGGTAAATATTTCTCTAACGAATACATAAGAACAAAAATACTTAAACAGAATGAACACGAAATTGCAGAAATTGATAAACAAATTAAAGATGAGGCTGCTTCCGAACAACCTCAAACTGAAGAGGAACCTCAAACAGAGGAACCAAAAGAAAAAATCTAAAGTCACAAAAGAACCTGATACGGGTTGGAGTGGCATAGTATAGGAGATAAATATAGTTATGAGTAAAGAAAATATAAAAAACTTTGTTGATTCACTTCAAAAGGGTGATAATTTATCAGCAACTGATGCCTTCAAATCATCAATCGCAGATAAAGTTTCATCTGCTTTGGATAATGCAAAAGTTGATGTGGCTAAATCAGTATTTACAGGACAACAAGGAGTTGATACTCCTGAAGCAAATCCTTTTTCGGGTAATGATGCAGCTGCAGAAACTCCTGCACCAGAGGTAACAGGTGATGAAAACACTCAGTAATTTCAAAAAAGAAAATATTACTGAAGCAAATGATTACAAGCGTACTAGGCAGTATAATAAACTTACGCCTAAAATGAAACGTGCTGTAGATATGGTATTTACAGCAGCTGACAAAGACGCTGATGCTGTAGCAAACTTTGATAAAAATGTCAAAACTGCTGCAAAAAAACATAATGTTAGTGTGAATGATTTAATGAATTATTTTGATAAAGAAACATTAACAATTTTAAAAAGGTAAAAAATGGCACAAACATTTATAGTAAAGGGAGCTAACGTAGATAATCCAAGTGCAAACACTATTGGTAATGCTGTATTTGTAAGAATACACGCAACATCAAATACTACTTGTACTGTAGTTGATGGTGACGATGGCGCTATTGGTTCAATTTATATCGCAAGTGGCGACACAGTAATTATTGAAAAACATCCTAAAGATAAAATTACTTGCGCTACATCTAAAGCATCTGCTGTAGGTTCTCCAAGAAGTTAATTATGTATGGCTTTTACAACAACAACAACTTTAATAGACGATAATTTTAAGGTAACCGTAAGAGCAAGTGGTATTGGTAATGAAACAAAAAATGTTTTATTAGATGCTTCTGAATTATCAGGTGCAACATCAAAACCTGATTTATCGGTTGCAAAAATATATTATGAAATACTAGGTACAGGTAATTTAACTTTATTTTTTGATGCTGATACAGATGAAGAAATAATAGTTTTATCTGGTCGAGGTACATATGGTTTAGTTGTTAATCAACCTAAACTCAAACAAGGATTAACAGGCACAACATTAGTTAATCCATCGGGAGATATTTTATTATCAACTGATAGTAATGTGTCAAAATATAATTTAGTTTTAGAATTTATAAAAGAAAAAGGTTTTACAAATGGCTGATATAGTTTCAACACAAGTATTAACTGACACAACAGGTGTTAAATATGGTGTTAAGTTAACAAATTATTCTGACGGTACAGGTGAAACTTTAGTTAAAAAAGTTGATGCTTCTGAAACAACTTTTATGACTGAAGATGGCAACCGAAAAATATCAAAAATATTTTGGTCCGTAAATACAGCAAATCCTAAATCAGCAGTTGAGTTGATATGGGATGGTGCTACTAATGCTACTGCTGTATTACTTTCAGGTCAAGGATTTTGGGATTTAAGAGCTGATGGTAATGAAATAGCAAATAATGCTACAACACCAACAGGTGATGTTTTATTATCTACAAAAAATTTTGCAAACGGAGATAATTATACAATATTAGTAGTGTTTAGATAATTTTATATTATATTATGAGTTTGGTTCAACTTTTTGGTTTTCCTATTTACAAAAAATCACTTAAAAATGAAGACTATGATAGAGATGGTCTTTTAGATACTATTCAAAAAAATTACGATAAAGACAACAATAGAAACAAGTGGGCAACTGGTTTTACAGATATGCACCATTCAGTATGTGATGATGATAATACTACATTTGAAAAACCTAATTATCAAACTCTTTTGCCGTTATACAACAATTGTATATCAGAATATCTAAACAGTTTTAAATTAAAAAATCCTGTCAAATATAACTTTAGAATTGTTAATTATACCTGTATGACAAACGGTCAGTATATGGAACCTCACGTTCATAGTAACGCTGATTTTACAGGTGTTCATTATATTCAGTATGATAGTGATGTTAATAATAGTACCACATTTGATAATTCAAATGACTATGCAAAATTTATTAGTACATTAAGACCTAGTTTAATTAAAAATTTTGATGAAAATACACCAGAAAATTCTTTTTTGTTTAGAAATATTAAATTAGATACTAACCAAGATGATGTTGTTATATTTCCAGCCGTATTAACCCACAGTATATCAAAGGTTATTACGAGTAGAAAAAGAATAACAGTTATATTTAATTTTGACATAGAATAAAAAAATGAAGTAAAATAAGGTTTATAGAACAAAACTTTTATAAATAGTTTTATTAAAAAGAGAGAGATAAATGAAACTTATCACGGAAGAAATACAAGACGCAGAATATATCGTTGAGCAAAACAACGGTAAAAAAGATTATAAGATCAAAGGTATCTTTATGCAGGCCGAGATGAAAAATAAGAACGGCCGTATTTATCCAAAAGAAATTTTGGGAAGAGAAGTGATGAGATACAACCGAGAATTTATCAACAAAAGTAGAGCATTTGGTGAACTAGGTCATCCAGACGGTCCTACCGTTAACCTAGAAAGAGTATCACATATGGTAAAATCGCTCTATCCTGAAGGTAATAACTTTATTGGTGAAGCTAAAATATTAGACACACCTTATGGAAAAATTGTGAAGAACCTTATTGACGAAGGCGCAAAACTAGGAGTTTCAAGTAGAGGTATGGGAACATTGAGTAACTCACAAGGCGCAAATGTAGTAAACAATGATTTTTACCTTGCCACAGCAGCTGATATAGTTGCTGATCCATCGGCACCTGAAGCATTTGTAGAAGGTATTATGGAAGGTAAGGAATGGGTTTGGGATAATGGTGTTCTAAAAGAACAAGAAATTAACCAATTAAAGTTACAGGTAGAACAAGCGAAACGATCACAACTTGCTAGTATTCAAGCAAAAGTGTTTGAATCATTCCTTAAAAAGCTGTAATTTTATAAATATTACTTGACATTCCTAATATGAGTGTCGGTATTTTGTAACTATTAATAGGAGAAAATAACAATGGCTGACAACAAAGTGGCAGATTTGCCAACAAAAAATGCTGTTGCTGCTGAGCCCGCTAAATCACTTGCTGGAACTATTCAACAAGTTATGACTAAAGCTATCACTTCACCAAGTGATGGTAAAGTAGATTTCGCACAAGGGGTTAACCATATTACAGGTGACCCACACCAAAAAAGTGCAGGTGCGGCTGACAGTATGTCAACACTAAAAGCAAATGCTGAAAAAGATGCTGAAGATAAAGAAGAAATCAAAGCAGCTTATGAAGCAGATGAGAAAAAAGACGAAAAAGAAAAAGAAGAAGTTAAAGAAGTAGCTCATAAAGATGATGAGAAAAAAGATGAAGTAAAAGAAGGCGAAATGCCTCAAGCTGCTTTAGACGCTCTTAAAAAGAAACAAGATAAAGAAGATGCTAAAGAAGAAAAAGAAGATGATAAGAAAAAAGAAATGAAAGAAGCATCTGAAAACGACAAAGAAGAAGACGAAGAAGAAGAAGAAAAGAAAGAAGCATATCATAACAAAGACAAAAAAGAAGCATATCACAGCAAAGACAAAAAAGATATGAAAGAAGCAGATATGAAAAAAGATGATGAGAAAGAAATGAAAAAAGAAATGTCTGCTAAAGATAAAGTCAAAGATATGGATATGAAAGAAGACGTAAATGCTTTAACTGAAGGTGAAGACCTATCAGAAGAATTTAAAGCAAAAGCGGCTACAATCTTCGAATCTGCTGTTAAAGCAAAACTTGTCGAAGAAATCGAAAATTTAGAAAGCGAATACGAAGCTAAGGTTACAGAAAAAGTTGAAGAAACTAAATCTGAAATCGTAGAAAAAGTTGATGCTTATCTAAACTATGTAGTAAGTGAGTGGATGAAAGAAAACGAACTTGCTATAGAAAAAGGCTTAAGAAATGAGATTACTGAAGATTTTATCGGTGGTCTTAAATCTTTATTTGAATCACACTACATTGATGTCCCAGCGGACAAATACAATGTGATTGATGAACAAGCTGCAGAAATTGAGGAGTTAAAAAATAAACTTAACGAATCAGTTGAACAAAACGTTGAACTTAACTCAAAAATCGGTGAATTTGCTAGAGAAGATATACTACAAGATGTAGGATCTGACCTTGCTGAAACTGAAAAGGAAAAGTTTAAAGGTTTAGCAGAGAGTATTGAATATAAAGACGCTGCTGATTTCAGAAAGAAAGTAGAAACTGTAAAAGAATCTTACTTTCCAAGAAAGAAAGCAACGAGTGAAGAATCTAATGATGTAGCGGATAAACCAGACTACTCTAATTTAAGTGAGTCGATGGCTGCATATACCGCTGCTATTAGTAAAACAAACAAAAATCCATACACTAAAAAGTAAGGATTAGTTAATTAACTAAAAAGAGGAGATAGAACAAATGTTTTTATCAGAACAACAACAACAGAAATGGCAGCCTGTATTGGATCATCCTGATCTTCCAGAGATCAAAGATTCGTACAAGAGAGCCGTTACATCTGTAATTTTGGAGAACCAAGAGAAAAGTTTGAGAGAGGACGCTGCATTTTTAAGTGAAGCTGCTCCAACAAACGCTACTGGTGCTTCAATTAATAACTGGAATCCAATTCTTATCTCGTTAGTTAGAAGAGCTATGCCAAACTTGATCGCTTACGATATCGCAGGCGTTCAACCTATGTCTGGCCCTACTGGCTTAATATTTGCTATGAGAAGCAGATATGCAAGTCAATCAGGAACTGAAGCTTTATTTAACGAAGCGGATACTGAATTTTCAGGATCAAACGCTGCAAGTTCAAACGTAGATGGTTTCACATCATCTGCTCAAACAGGTTCGAACCCAGCTGTACTTAACGATTCAATCGGTACTTCTACTGGTTACACAACTGGTACTGGTATGACAACTGCTGCTGCAGAATCACTTGGTGATGCTGCTGGTAACGCATTTGCTGAAATGGCATTCTCAATTGAGAAATCAACTGTTACTGCTAGATCAAGAGCGTTAAAGGCTGAGTACACTATGGAACTTGCACAAGACCTAAAAGCAATTCACGGCTTAGATGCTGAAACTGAATTATCAAACATCTTATCTGCTGAAATCCTTGCGGAAATCAATAGAGAAGTTGTAAGAACAGTTTACAGAACTGCTGAAGCTGGTGCTGCTGACAACGATAACTCAAACGCGGCTATCAATACTACTTCTGCTGGTATCTTTGATTTAGATACTGACTCAAATGGTAGATGGTCTGTTGAGAGATTCAAAGGTCTAATGTTCCAAGTTGAGAGAGATGCTAATACTATTGCACAAAGAACAAGAAGAGGAAAAGGTAATATGATTATCTGTTCTTCAGATGTTGCAAGTGCATTACAAATGGCTGGTGTATTAGATTACACTCCTGCTCTTAACAACAACTTAAACGTTGATGACACTGGAAATACTTTTGCTGGTGTATTAAACGGAAGATACAAAGTATACATTGATCCGTATGCAAGTAACTTGTCGTTTAACGCATCTCCAACTAAACAATACTATGTTGTTGGTTACAAAGGTACTTCACCGTATGATGCTGGTATATTCTACTGCCCATACGTACCACTACAAATGGTAAGAGCAGTTGGTCAGGACAACTTCCAACCAAAAATCGGATTCAAAACTAGATATGGTCTAGTAGCGAACCCTTTTGCTGGTGCAAGTGCTTCTGGTAACATTACTGCTGACGG